CCTTTAGGAACAGCCTTGTCTGTGTTATTTTCTAGGCTTTCTGGAAGATTGAATCTCTTCTGTAGAAATTCACTATTTTCGAAAGCCTCTTTGTCAATTTGTACATCTGGCAGTTTAGCTTTTAGCTTTTCAGCTACCAGTTCAGCGATTTTATCAATATCCGGTGTCATTGCTGACCTCATTTTCTCGATAAAGTCACTTGGGATCATAGGAGTTTCACTAGCAACCAAAGTCGGAGCGACTTCGTTTGTAAACATAATCTTATCTACAAATCCTTGATTCAAAGCTGATTCAGCATCAAACCAAGTAGTCTTGTTCATCAATCCAAGCAAATCATCAAGAGCCTTGCCAGTCTTATGGACATAAGCGCTAGCAATCGATTTGTTAAATCCTTCTAGTACCCCAGCCTCATGAAGCAGGGCATTGTGGTCTCCATTTACTTGTGTTGAAACATTGTGGATCATGATTTGGGCAGTCGGACTGATTTCAACCGTATCTCCTGCCATTGCAATCACGCTTGCTGCGCTTGCTGCAATACCGACAATCTTCACGGTCACATCACCAGGATACGAGCGTAGAGCAGTATAGATTTCACTACCAGCATAAACATCTCCGCCACCCGAATTGATATGAACCTCAATCGGTTCACCACTTTCAGGAAGTACGACATCTTTCGGAGCTGTTGCATCCCACTCAAGCCAATCGTAAAGCCATCTGTCATTGTTTGATACAATCGTACCCTTAATCGGAATTACCTTCATCTTCTTTCTTACCTCCTTTCTCTAATTGTTCACCAAGTTGATAGTTTTTGGTGATGAGGAATTTATCGCCACCAGGGACAGATTCTAAGCCAAGTTCAGAGCGCACCTCGTTTCGAGTCATCGCTCCAGAAGAAATAAGCTTATCAATGTTTTCAGCAAGTACAAACTTATCTCTCTGACCTTCGCCAATAATTACAAATAGATTATTGCGCTCGTATTCCCGTCTTGATACTAAAGCGAAATTAAGCCCATCACTCATTTTCTTAACGAGTGATTGGTAGCAATAACTATTAAACATTTTTTGACTATTTTCAAGATTGGCCATATCGCCATGACTTAAAGCTGTTGGAATCCCTAAGACGTCCGCGACCTCATCATCAAATTGCCGACGAAGTTTCTTTAACTCATCAACAGAAATATTTGAAGTCCCTGTTGTATTCGTATGCTCGGAATATTCCATTCCATCTTGAGCTGGAACAATGGCAATCGTTTTAGTGCTAAATGATTTAAAAAGACCATCAGCATATGATTGGAGTTTATCACGCATCTGCTTATCAAAACTCCCATTGTTTTTGGTTTTCAGAGTTCCTCTGATTTGATTATTCCTAGCTAAGGCCTCGACCAAACGAGTGTGTAACTTCTCGTAATCAGCAAATAAGTCAGAAATATAATCTTGCAATCGGTTATTGTTGTACTGTAAGAAAATGACTTCACTCATCCGAAAACGCTTCTCAAAGGTATATCCTCTACAAGTTACAAACTCAAACACATCATCATAAACAGCATATTTAGTCCGTGTGTAAGAGTCAGCAACAAGCAACTGGTCATCAGTTGTAAGAAAGATTAGGACCTCATTCTTAGTGATCAACCGATAGACGACCTTTTGCCAAAAATCTGACGCAGATTCGTTCTTGTTAGGCCTTACATTCAGCAAGTAGTCCCAATTAGAAGACTTAACCTTGCCATTTTCTTGATACTTAAACACTGACTTAGCGAAAATTCGAGCGATGAACTCAGCTGACTTATCAATCGCTAAACTTTTAAGTTGGAGATTCCCAAACATCCGCTCAAGATCCTCGAACTCAAAACCAACCTCTGGCACTTCACGCTTAAATAAATTCAGTAACCCCAATGCACTTCCTCCTTTCTTTCATTTTCTGCCGACCACCCACCCAAAATTTATGCTTAGATTAAAAATCCCAACTATCGAGCATGTCAAGGAATTCCCCAACATTCGACTCTTGCACAAGCTCACGCTTGTAGAGAGCAGCTATCAAAGCATGGAATCCATCTGTCTTTCTTCTGACAGGTTCTTTCTTCAAGAAACGCTTATTGCCATCCTTATCCTCTTTGACGTAGGTATTATCCGTATACCAAATCATAGAGTTGTCATTTTCAAAGATAAATCGCTCATTAGCAAATCCGTCTTCGATAATTGGCGCAACCTTCGATTGAATTGCCCCAGGATTGCGCAAGAACTCATATTCAAAGCCAGCCTCTTCTAAAAGAGGTTTCAACAAGTCCATTCTGAAACCATCGGCACAGACTAGCTCTATTTGATATTCTCGACTCCATTCATTCAATTTTTCAACCAATAAACGAGGGTCAATACTAGGACCGTCCACAATCGTAAACAGACCTCTTTCTGCCCATTCCTGGATAGGAGCTTTTAGTTTGAAAGCTTTCAAAAATGCTTTACGAGCAAATGAATGTTGCTTCCAGATAAATTCATCCCCATTCTTAAATAGCAATCCCACACTCGCAAAGTCTCGAATACTAGCATAGTCAAAACCTGCAACACATGAGCGCCCCTTTAAGTCGATACCAGGAGACCGTAGACAAGCTAGTAACTTATCCCGAGAGGTGACATCTTTCTCAAGGTCAGCTTCAGGAAGATTCATCCGTTTTGTCATGAACTCCTGACGGCCAGACGGCTCCAACTCAAGGTCATCATAGTCAGCCTTGGTTCTTGCAAGCAACCTCTTAGCGTAAGGAGTGCTTTCATCCAACATCGGATTTGCCTTTGGCCAGTTCTTCATATCATCCACCTCATCCGCACTGTCTAGCTTGCAGATGAAAGGAAAGAGCCTGAAATCATCAACCTCTCCATTCAAGATTTGCATAGACTTCTCTATCAACTTGTCATAAAATCCCTCACGCACATATCCATTCGTCCCGTTGTAGAATGTTCTAGCATGAGCAATCTTACCAAGGCCAGACCGTTGGACCTTCACTGCCTTATCATCTTCAAACTGGTGAATCTCATCAAACTCAAGACAGCCATCTCGAGCAGAGTCCATAGTCTTCGGATTATTTGTGCGAAAAGAAAAGACCGAGTTGTTCGCTCGACCTGTAATAGACATTTTAGTTAGATAGAAATGGTCCTCAAGACCTCGCCTTTGAATAGTCTCATAGACCTCCTCAAACGAAACCTTACCTTGTTTCTCAGAGTTAGCGGTGATAGTCACGTCATAATCTCTGATAGGGTAGATGGGACTGATAAAGAACGAGGATCTAGCAGACATGAAACCATTCTTACCACCTCCACGAGAAAGAGTGTATAGATACTCGTCAAAGTGTGGCTCCCCGTCCTCTTTCCTAAAAAGAAAAATAAACGGAATTAAGAAAAGCTGGTACTTCGCCAAAGGGAAAAAATTCTTTTCCGCAAAACGAATGAACTTGTCAATTAAGTCATTATCAAAATATAGATCATCACGAGGATAGATTTTCTCCTTGATGATTTTAAACAACAACTTTCTTTCCTTGTTGACGACAATTTCTCCACTCTCGGCCATTTTGATGTAGTCATCAACCAGCGGATGAGAAATCATAACAGGTCACTTCCAGACGTAGGTTTCTCAACAGGCGAGTTTTCCACTTCAAAATCAAACGATCGCTCAATTGCCAAAAGCTGATTGCTTGTTGTGTTGATTTCCTTGATGAGAGAATTCGCTTTTTGAAATCTTTGTTGCCCATTATGAACAGTGATGACCAGTCCGTCTTCATGAAGTTTAGCTTTCAGCTCATAGAGAAGTTTGACAAGATAGATATAGCGATTGACTTTTTCATACTGAACCGCATCCTTTTTTCTAGGACTAAAATAGCCGATTTTGGAAAGTAGCTGATTTTCTAATTCTTTTATATTTTTTTCCGAGTATTCTTCCATTACCCCCCACCCCCTTTTATTTTTTATTAAAAATTTGGACAGTCGAGTGCAGACCGCTTACCGACATCTTTAAAAATTTCCGATTTTTTTGACCGGGGGGTGTTTAAGTTCCATTCACCTAACCCCACCATTCATCTTTTCTGAAATTTCTGTCATTCTTATCAAAACGATCATGCCTCTTATTATGACATGCTTTGCACAGTGTTCGTAGATTATCGATATCAAGAGCGAACTCTGGATAGAACTCTAGCTCCTTGATGTGGTCAACTTCCAAGTTAGTAGTCGTGACCTTGCCTTCATCCCTGCACCATACACATTCGTAATGATCTCGTTTAAGTGCTTGCCTTCTTATGGTTCTCCACTCGCTGGAATTGTAAAATTGGTTTCGTTCTTCTCGAGTTGAAACTTCAATCATTTGATTATTGATGTTGATGCTTTGAGCTCAAATTTATTTAGCTTGTCAATGCAATTGTTCAAGTGTTCGATTGTTTCACAACATTCTTGAGTTAACTCTTTTAGTTCTGAGCAGTTTTCAATTTCGACTCCAACTACAATTTTTCCTAATGGTTTCTGTTTAGTGGTTCTTTTATTAAAAAGTCTTTTAATAATACCTTTCATAACTGTGCAATCTCCTTTGTTTTTAGTCTCTCAATTCCTTGTTTTACATATTCTAATGAACTCGCTACATTAGTTTTAACTCAGCTTTATCAAGCATTTATCTTGTGTGTGCAAAATGAAATCATCGTAACCTTAAAACAATGAATTGATATTAAAATAAAAAAATTAAAAGCCCTGAAACTTTGTCATGGCTCGGTCTTGTGAATCTTGGTTTTTTCCAATATAGCGTAGTGAAATACTTTGGCTTGAATGGTTCAGTAGGTCCATTATCAGAGCGACATCCTTGGTTTGTTCGTACATGAATAAGCCAAAGGTCTTTCTCATCGAGTGAGTCGCTATATTTTCCAGACCAACCTCTTCAGCAGCTCTTTTAATAATCTTGTAAGCTGTGTTAGGTTTTATGTGCTGGTGCTTTCCGTTTCGGCTTGGAAAGAGGAAGTCTTCATCTTTCTTATCTTTGATGTACTGCCTCATAGCATTCTTGAATTTCTTTGGCATCTTTCGTTTGGTTGGCTTATCTGTCTTTTCATCAACAATCTGGACATGCCAGCCTTTAACGTGCTTTACTTTCAGTTTAACAATATCGCCAATACGAAAACCCAGATTAACACCAGACAAGAAGAGCATGAGGTTACGTTGTCTATCTGACTTTTTGACTGCGCTATGCAACGTCAGCCATTCAATCATAAGCTGAACATCATCTCTATTTCTGATCGGTTCGACAACTACCACATATCCTCACCTCCTTTTTAGTGTACAAAAAAAGCAGAGGTTTCCTCTCTGCTATTTCTCATGATACTAATTTACCACATTGTTTTTGTCAATTCTATATGTTTTTTTGACAACTTTACATAAAGAGCAAATTTGAAAGTGTATCGAGAATCACTTCACGCCTTCTGTAAATCTGCTTGCTATGTCTATACAAGTAGCCAGTTTCTCCGTTCTCCATGATATGCCAAACTTGAATCCAGTCGTACCCAGTATGTTCTCCCCAACGAAGATAAAAGATTTTTTTATCATCTGGTTCTAGATTTTCTAGTAATTGGGAAATAGCGTTTTGGAGATTTTCTAGTCTTAAAATCATAGGATCGCTTGCATAAGCAACCGCTAGATTCTCCGACCTGTTGACGAATGTCCCGCTACCACTTGCTCCAGTATCATCAATACCAGGAACAGTAAGATGCTTGACTTCGTACAAACGTTCTAGCTCATGCCTTCGTTGGCCGATAAGTTTGTCAATCTTTAAATATTTATCATCGAGTTCAAACTCAAGATAATCCCTTCGTGCTTTTGTTAAGTTCTTTTTAACCAAACCTTACCTCCCATGTATCTTTTGGATTTAACCTATTTGATAATCTTACCATCGTTATTGTTGTTAAAATAATCTGGCAATCTTGCTGTTGGACTTTCTTTATAGACCACTTTTTCAACGATCTGGACTCCAGGCATCATTTCATCATCTATCCACCCAACAAGCCACGCAGGGTTTACATCATAGGTTTTGGCAATCATTTCTATTTGCTTAATGGACGGATATCCACCACGTTCATACAAATGAATTGTGTTTTGTGAAATACCCGTGTCCCTAGCCATATCTTTGACAGAGAGTCCTAGGTCCTCTCTAAGTTCTTTCAATCTTAGCTGCATCTTGCAAATCTCCTTGCATCTTTCAAATAATTTTCCCTTCGAATATTAGAGTTATTGTTCCTGTCCCATCTTTGTGTTTAGATACTAAAGCACGACAATCTGATCCAAACTCAACTCCTTCAATTGTGATGCTATTCTTCACGCTATCAACGTTGATGATAGAATCATTTGATGTTTTAATTCTCATGCTCCATCTCCTCAATCAGCCAGTCAAGGTTCTTTCTGGCTTTCTTCAGATCTTCGATACCATTCTTTTCTTTGTATCGAAGTAAATACTCGACTGCACTACACCATCGATGTGCTTCCATTTCTGCTTTGCCCTTGATAAAATTGGCTGTAACATCCTTCACTTCGAGACCATAAGTCCCGATGTAGTGGCTTGGTTTGTTTATATTATCATTCATTTATTCACCTCAATTTCTTCCATAATGCTTACATGCTCCATGTAAATAATAAGAGCCATCTTTGCGCTTGTTCACGTAATACGTGTATTGACCATCTGGACTAGCGTAAGAAGTCTGCTTCTCTCCTGCCCAGCAACCATTGTCTTGCATCATGTGGCAATTCTCCATAATCCATTCTACGTCAGGCATCTTCTCTCTCCTCGTTGAATTTCCAGGCTTCATACATTATCAAATCCAATTCATTTTCATGAATATTTCCTATCACTTTGCAATTATCCCAATAAAACTTTTCAAACGGCGCATACGTTGCTGGACTGACGTTCAGAAACGATAAATAAAATCCGATCCCTGTTGTTTGTGTATGTTCATCTTCAAAGTAAGTATATTCACCAAAACATACGATACAACCGTAAGCATTTGTCGTGATTATATCGCCCTCAAAGATTTCCTTACCGTTCTTATCTTTGATTCCTGTTGACAGCATAAGAATTACGTGTTCTGGTAGTCGTTTATAATGGACATCATCCCCAATGTATTTAAACTCACCATCTTCAAAATAAATCTCACCAATATCATTATCCATTTTTTCATATTGCTTCATCCACGCTCTAAATTTCGGTATCATACCAAATCCTCCTTAAATAAACAAACTAGCTAACCATATCAAAAATGCACATGTAATAATTTTCGAAATACTACTCTTTACCTCATTCGAATAATCCTCTTCAGATTCTTTTTTGCTAGGCAACACAGGCCAGATGAAAGATAGTAGTGCATCCATCCCTAATACTTGCCAGACTGTAATTTTACCAACTGGAACAATTGTTGTGATAATCTCATTCCATCCATACTGAACTACAAATGGCGATACAACGATTACAAATACCGCCCCAATAATGATTCCTAGTTTTTTCATTTTATAAATCCTCCTTTTTCACAAACGAGCCGTCAATCCAACGACCTTTTCGGTCTTTGATTTCTTGGTATGCCAGTTCAAAGCATTCCTTGAAGTCATATCCGAGTGCGGTGCTTAGCGATTTTAACCAGCGGATTGTACGTAGCAGACTTACTTTGCGAAAATCTTTGGAAAATGAATCTTGGTAAATCTGAAAATCGCTTATATTTCTACTTAAATGACTAAAACATGTCATTAAATCTCTATCATTTTCTGATGTTTTAAAAATCTCCTGCACATCCTCTTTTATCAGCAATGCCAACCCAACAATCACGACTGCGCAATCTCCGATACTGTCCTTTGTCAGCTTCTCATTCTTCTTGAGATAGCCAGCACAGAGTTCACCAAACTCTTCACTAAGTTTCAAAGACTGCTTGTCCAGTCGTCCACCATTTTCTAAATCACGGTCTATAAACCATTGTTTGACTTTTTCTAGTGTGTTCATAGTAACCCCTGCAATTCTTCCAAATCAAAATACTCTGTCAGCTCATTCTTCAATTCTTCGAGAGTGTTGCTTCGTCCAATCAAATCAGATACATCGTATTGTGTATCCACTTTGTTCAAAGTGTTTTCTGCTACTGCATCTGCCACCCATTTTGGATGTGTACCAGCTCGAGAAAATTGATCTTGTGGCAATAGCTCTAGTAATGCTTCGTATCGTTCTTCTAGTGAAGTCAAAGCACCAAGCGTATCAATAAATGCAGTATCTGATTTTCTTCTTTCAAAGATTTCTGGGTAATTTTGTATTACAATTTCTGCATAGATGTCAGACCATTCTTCGTCTGAGAAATGTGATTTTTCGACTAATGCACCGTATTCGATTTCTTTTCCTTTGATTATAATTTTGTAGTTCATAATTTTACCTCATCCCCAACTTTCACTGTATCATACACTTCCTTCGTAACTACGAACACACCGTAATCACGAATTGTGATTGTGTGCATGTCGCCAATTTTCTCCTTGTGAACAACCTTGCCTTTGATTTCTGCGCCTGCATTATCGGCCTTATAGACGACAATCGGGCGCTTTGTTTCTAGTTTTTTAATGTGGATACTCTGCCAAATATTTAATCCAGCAGATAGCAGAATCCAAATAGCTATGAATCGTTTCATGTTCACTCCCTGTAATAATTGTAAATTTCAATAGCTGGAATTGATTCATTATCAATAGCAGAAGTAATTATTAGCTCGTTTCCAACTTTTTTCTGAAATTCTAGCAACTCCTCTATCGAATTGATTTCGATAAAATACCCCTCTGCGCCGTTCGGGAATTCTCTTTGTATTCGACCTTTAGACGCTTTATGATTTACTCCTTCAGAAAGCCAATCACCCTCTATCCTAGAAAATCGCTCATCAAATTCTTCAAATGTCGAACAGCGTCTAACTTGTATTTTTGTGTATTTTTTAATCACGGCGTTAGGGATTTGATTTTCAACCCACCCGCTTGTGCTTGTTAGTAAAAATTCCATCACTCCACCTCCTTACTCTTAATTTCTCTAGTGAGTCTATTTTTTAAAACATGACTTGTAAAATAAATACCGTCTGCATATGTATAATAATCAGCGGTTTCTTCAAACCACTGACTTCGTGTGTAAGGGTATCTGTTTGGTCGTTTCATGTTACCACCTCACATATAAGTATTTTGTATCGATATCTTGTCCTAAAATACAATCTCTCAATGATCTTAAATCTTCTAACGCACTGCTGACGGTCCCCCATTTGTTTTCAGGTTCATATTGCACATACTTTTCAGGGTGCTGTTCCAATTCTGAGATGCCACGTTGAATGTTTTCAAAAATCTGAGCAACATTGTAGATAGTACCTTGTTTGAAATCCCAATCCATAGCAACCCTGAACATTTTCCCAAGATTGTAAGTTGGAGAACTATTTTCAGGTTCATCTATGAAAATATAATCTCCGCTTTCTATTTTTCCTAAGATTTCCAAATCATAACTCATTACTCCACCTCCTCAATCTCAATCCCTTCACAAGAGAAAACCCAGCCGAACCCAGCGTCTTCTAGTTCTTTGCGGGTGTGAAATGCACGAATATCTTTCATATCACAACTGCT